TGTCGGCAAGTCCCGTTCCATTCAAAGCCGTGTGCATACCTGGCATCACGACGATTGAAACCAAGTCGCCGCAAATATTGCCTGGCAGGTTCAGGTAATCACGACTGGTGATGATGCCAGCCTCGATGATCGCCCGGTTGATCGTTTTGAATGGACGTGCCTCTGTGTACCCGCATTCCAAGCGCTGCAGGCTGATTCGACGCATCTTTTGCTCGAAACTGCCGTCATCAGCACTGGCATAGTCACCAGCAACAAAAGTGTCTTTGCCGGTGTAGCCGTTTACATATAAGACGTAGGGCGCACTGAGTGGATCGTTGACAACCGTGCTGCCAGGTGCGATTTCAGCCTTACCACCTAGCTGGCGGACTGCATCTGTAAGGGCATCGATCTGTTCGCGAAACTCGCCTTGGGTTGTATCGATATGACCCAGAGACTCGTCTTGGCCGGCACGGTTGATCTCAGCCACTTCTTTGCAGGTCTATTTGCTAAGCGGAGTCTAGCTTGCAGTCCCGATGCAGCGCAATTTAAGCGGCGACCTTGAGGGCAATCTCAGAGGTCGCGACAAAGTCAGCTGTACCAGTAGTGATGTCGCCAGCCACTGTGTTCAAGTTGCTATTGGTCAGAACAATTTCACATTCGTAATAGACTGAGCCGTCGATCTTGGGGTCAGCCTCGTTGCGATTTTTGTATAGATAGAACTTTGCTTTCGTGTTGCATTGATTTTGAAGCAGCATAACCAAGCGAAGCAAGGCCAACGTATCTTGTTCGCCGGCAACAGACCTGTGATCAGCCATAAAATTAATACTGCCTGCTCCTCGAACAAGCGACTTGATGTTTTCGCCAAATGTCTGGCCAATGGCAGTGGTGTCAAGGCTTGCCGCGTCAAGGCTTAGGACCCAGCGCTGTAGATAAGCCTGAAGGCTGTAATCCCTGTTCCCATCCTCGCAAGGAACATGGAAGCCAGCCGGCAGCGTGATCAAGACAGAAAGAACACTTTCTCCATTAATGACAAGATCAGCGATTGAGGCTATTGCAGAATCAATCGCTGATGCGTAAGTTGCATTGTCAAAATATCTTGCAATTACGAAATTTTTCGGCTTGACATTGATAAATGCTTTTTCAGTCCCTGACTGGGAGTGAGCAGCTGCCTCAGTCGTCCAGAGCCTGATTCTGTCAAGCAAATCTCGACTCATATAAGCATCTGTTTGCTTTGTTAACCCTGTAGCTGCCGCAGTGTTGTAAAAACTGTTGCTATTGCCTGCGCTGTTATAAAACGGCGCATTGTCAGTTTCTGACCCCGAGTACCAAGCTCTGTTTGGGCCTAACGCCCAAGTGGAACCACGGTACATACCGTGTCCGTCTGGGCAATCGGCATAACCATTGCCATTTATATCAATAGGCAGCCCTCCATCAGCTGCCAAAATGATCCTGTCGCCCTGCCAATAGCTGGGGCTGGCGAAAGTTATTGTGTAAGGAGTCGATCCAATGTTCAAGCGCTGGTAAGACAGCGCCATTGGATTTGGAATCTCTCGACTTATTTCAAGTAATCCACCCGTGCCAAGAACGGCCATCAGAATCCACCGGCAGGCTTGCCACTAAAGCTAAATGAGATAGGCACGCTGACAACACTGCCAACGCTGACCGAAACTCCTGCTTGCGTAATCAACGCATCGCCAGTCAAGGTTCCCTCTGACACACTTGTGTCTAAAACCATTGCAATAGTGTCTGTTGACTCAGAATCGCTCAACAGCCGATTCATCGTCGCTGTAGTTGCTGGATTAGCTGAGTCGTACAAAAGCGTCCCAGTGCCTGTTGTTCCTCTAATGCCATACGCATAAGTGCGATCCCTTTGGCCAATGCCTGTCGTTTCAAGCGCATCTCTGACGATCGTAAGGCTCACGTCTCGAACCTTTGCAATAGCTGCGCCTTTGAAGCGAAGTTCAGCAGTAGATCCTGTCTTGACAGCCATAAGACGACCCCTTTCAGCTCATTCTAAGCTCTCCGACAAGGCTAACACTGACGTTTGATCGCCCTGGAGCAACACTTGCAATGGTTGGAGGTGAACCCTCTGCAAAGCACCATTTCAAGCCAGTAGCAAATGACGATCCATCCAAATAATTCGCCAAATCCACATCCGCTCCATTGAACACAATGTCTGGAAGCGACAAGTCGTCCACTGCACCTTTGGCGGTTTTGTAAGCCGTCATGATCGCTGTAACGTTCGTGTCAGCAATATTCCTGAACTCAAGTTTCAGTTCAGCTTGGCTTGGCAAAGAAGCATACAGCCTTCGAGTCGTAACGCCTGACTGAGCTACATGACTTTTTGCGGGAAAGACCGGTGCCTTAAAACTCCGGCTTGAAGGCTCAATTGACGGAAATGCTGTAGTCATTGCACTTAGGTAATGGTCCAGTTTTCAGCCGTGTCAAAACCGTCAGCGACTAACGGAATGCCAGCATCAGTGACCGGCATGTGCAGCGCCTCTATTGTAAACGTGCCCTCCTGGTCTGCTGTTATACGCTCCACCTGGTACGTCCTGGACTCTTGGCTTGACTTGATCTCAGTGAAAATAATCCCGACTGGCGTTGCTCTAGTCCCGCCATCAGAAACAATCAAGGTCTGAGCGCTTGGATCGTCACCGGAATTAGGGTCCCACGCGAAGACGGAATAGCTGCCATCAGCAAAAGCCTCTGAAGTGACAAGATCTCCCGCAGCAGTAACAGCACCGTTACTAAAGTCTGAATACTCTGTTGCATCCATTGCAACGTTAATGTAATCGCCAGGCGAAATATTGTTGTATATAGACTCGTGAGTAATTTTAAATCTAACTATATGATCCGTAAGCCTACGCATTCTGATGATAAATTTTGCAGCGTCGATAGCATGTTGCCGCTGTGTGCAGTAGTCAGTCATATCCAACGCAACTGTCTCTATTGGGGCGTAGCCCACTTCTTTTACAAGAACCTCTCTTACCAACGCAAACGAACCATCGCTATTGACGTCGACAGAACCTCGCTCTTCACGGTATGTCACTGTGACTTCAGTTGGTTCTCTGTCCTCTGGATTCAAGTATTCAACTTGGTAGCTATCTTCAAGAATGTTGCCGACAGTAAAAAGTCCTTTAATGTCAGCAGGCACAAAAACTGACCCGGTGGCTGGCAAAGCAGGCTTTAAGGTAAATCGCCCATTCACCTCTGCGAAGTAAAGCAGATGCGTTGCAGCAAGATCAGAAGCGTATTGCCTAATGTTCACCAAATCAGCAACAACACCATTGAATAAATAATTCCTGCTTTCACACCAGCTTCTTGCTTCGCTAAAAGCTGCCAAATCAATCATCTCGTCTTTCACAAAGTCTCCCATGCCATAACGAGTGTTAGTCATTAAATCCAAAAGCACGTCTGGGAAGTGAAAAATCGTTTTAACCGCTGGGTTAAAGGTGGGACCAGATGTGTAATCAGCAAGGCTTCTAGCCTTGATGCCTCCTTCGATGTAACCGGAGAACTGGGTAAACTGGCTCCATTCTTTTGACGAACGAATATTTATGCCAACCAATGCCATGTCTGCATAGTTACCAGTTTGATTTTTTACAATTTCGTTTACATAAGAGACTCTGTGCTCAGGTCCGGATTCAGCGCTAGTCGTAGCTTGCTCATACACAAAATCTTCTGCAAGTTTCATGAAATCATCTATATACGATCCATAACCAGTCCCTACGTTTGTGTCCACTGTAGGAAGCCCCTTGTAAGCCAAAGTATTGATTTCTTCAATTGAAAAGATTGTGCAGCTAAAACCAGACCCCGTTCCAGTACCCCCAATATCGGCTTGGTTTACGGTTAGCGTCTGCAACGGACTGTACCCAAGCCCTTCATTGTTGACAGCAACAGTTGCAACCTGGCCCGCTGCGTTAGTTGTAATATCTAAGGTCGCGCCAGACCCGCCTGGAGTGCTAACTATAGTTGCTACGTTGGTAAATGTTCCATTAGCTCCGTAGTTGCTGCCTTGAGAAAATGAAGACTCTAGCGATTGGACCTTTCCATCGTCATCCTTTTTCCTCCTGACCTTGGTGTAATCGTCTTGAAGATTGACGTCCCCTTCATTAAATTGACTGCGAAAATGGTTGTGGAACGGATAAGTGTCTATTGACCCTTTGAAGGCAACAAAAGTATTGCTACCCCAAGTACTAGAAGGAAGAGCCAAATGGTTGAAATCTTCATTAGGGTTGAGATGCAGAATGCGCCCAGACGTCTTGCCTCGAACCTCAAAACCTGATAGCGGAGACAGCCTAAAGATACGAGTTTTTTGAGTATCAAACTCAATCCGTATAAAATTAAATACCGACTGCTGCGTCTCGCTGCCTATAGAAAAAATCTCTCCGCTATCGTTCCAATCGTTAGTAGCGTCAGGACCAACCTCTTTGTATTGAAGCGTAAAGCAGGAAAACCTTTGATAAGAAACATCGATCACGCTGCTTTGATATGTAGTGCTTTCTACGTCTTCAGTGTCTTGCTTGTTTTGCGCATCACACATTAAATCATCAGCTTCTTGAAATGTTTTTGCGTCTACAAAATTACAAAGCCCGCCTATCCTGCCTCCGATCACTGAATCAATGCCTATTTCTGTCACATGGCAAGGCCTTGTGTTGGTCACAACAGCCTGCGCATAACGCATAATATGACCTTTAGTCGTAGCAACAGCTCGCTGCACATTTCCAGCGGAAATACTATCAATCTGCAAGATAACGTCTGAGCCAGTATGTCGGCCTTTTAAGTGGGCCTCGGTGTAGCCATAGCATTGACCGCTTTCAACAATCGTAAAAACACCCTCTACGGCTTGTTCAATTCCAGAAATATTTTCAGCCTCAGACCTAAAAACTTCTTGGGTCCTGCTTGTCAAAACGCCAAGCGCAGATCCAATTTTGTAAACCTCGCCTATAACTAAGTTTTGATCATACTGAGTCTGTCTTGATGCCACACTAGAAGCGACGTCCTTTGAAAACTCATCAGTGTCGCTGTCTCCTCTCCGGAATATGACGAGCTTTTCCGACTCCGAAAACAGTTTGTAAGTGACTTCGTCCCCCACTGCAAGATTTAAATTTGCGTTGGAAGTAAGTGCAGCACCGTTCCTCTTGTAAATGCCAGAAAAACTGGAAAAGTGGTTAATGTCTTTCAGTCTTTTTGAAATCCTGCCTTCGTCGTAGGGGCACTTGGGCTTTACGTCACCATCACTTAAAGGCTTTGTTTGAAGCTTGCAGCCTGCCTGAATAATTGGATTAACCTTATATGCCAAGTCATTGCCTACGAACCCGTAAACGCCAAAAGTCGTATTAGAAGATGGAGTGTGAACAGACGAAAAAGCGCTGGTTTCTGTTTGGCTGGCTCCTAGTTGAACCTTAAATACTTCATCACTACTGATGGCTGAAGAGGATCCGCCTCCGTTGATCCGTCGATCATTTGGACCGCTGCGTCCAAACACTCGATCTGTCTCAATAATCGCACCACCGTCTTTGCTCACATACACACAGACCCTTGCAGCTGCTTGTGTTTGAGTGTCGCTACTAAATTTATAACCTTTAAGGAGATTTGAACCGATAGCCCAAAGATTGGCGTCAAAATTTTCAATCTCACCCTCACCTGCCAAGAAAATTGCTCTCAGCATTTGGGATGAGCCGAAAGACAGCATTTGAGAC